GGAACAAATGGAAATGCTTTTATCGTTACCTTATAAGAAACAAAGTGAGATAGAGGAATTAGGAATAGATAAAGAAAATATAGATAATCAAATGGCAATAATAGTAGCGATGTATAAAAAAGCATTGAATGGAGATGTACAAGCTTTTAATACTATAAGAGAAGTAACACAGGATAATCAGAATCCAAATAGTGAAAGCAGGGTTCAAATAATAAATGATTTACCAGAGGAAGATGAAAATGAGAGTTAATATAAAAGAAATAATAGCTCCACATTTTTGGAATACATTTAATAGCAAAAAAACAAACCAAATATACGAAGGTGGGAGAAATTCAACAAAAACATCTATGATAGCAATTAAAGTGGTATACAATTGTTTAGCAAATGACAATTGTTCATCTGTTGCACTAAGAAGCCATAAAACAGAATTAAGGAATAGTGTATATAAAGAATTAAAAAGAGCATGTAAGAGATTAGGATTAATTGAAGAAATAGATTACACTACAACAGTAGCACCTATGGAAATAAGATTTGACAATGGAAACACAATATACTTTGCTGGTGGAGATGATTACGAAGCAGTAAAGGGTATGATAGATGAAAATAAACTGATAAAAATAGTTTGGTTTGAAGAATTAACAGGATTTAAAGACGAAGATACAATAGATCAAATAAAAGCGACATTTACAAGAGGAAACAATGATTGGTTTATGGCTTTATATAGTTATAATCCACCTAAAAATAAATATGATTGGGTAAATCAATGGAAGGACTCTAAAATAGATGATGAGGATTACTTAATATCTCACACAGATTATAGAACAGTAAATAAAGAATGGATTGGATTAAAATCTATAGAGGAAGCTGAAAAGTTAAAAAAGAACGATGAAAAAAGATATAATTGGATATGGTTAGGTCAGGTTATAGGTCTTGAAGGACTTATATATAATCCTGACCTTTTAGAATATATAGACGAAAAATATATAGAAGACAGTAAAATCAATTTTTTGTATTTAGATTTTTCAATAGATAGTGGGCATCAAACATCAGCGACAGCATGTTTATGCTTTGGATATGGAACAGATGGTTACTGGTATTTATTAGACATATATTACTATTCCCCAAATGAAAAGACAAATAAAAAAGCACCTTCAGAGCTTTCAAGAGATATATTTAATTTTGAAATTGCAATGAACAAAAAATATAAAACCGTCACAGATAGAGAAACGATAGATAGTGCAGAAGGAGCATTAAGAAATCAGTTTTTTTTAGATTATGGAAGAAGATTACATCCAGTTAATAAAGGGACAGATAAAGAAAAATTGATTGAATATAGTCAAGAATTTTTATCAAGAAAGAAATTAAAAATAGTAAAACACAACAACATAAGAATATTTACAAAAGAATTTATAAATTATAAATGGTTAGAAGGTTCAATTGAAAAAGGAAAACCTATACCAGATAAAACAGAACAGGAATTTAAAAGTGATAAATATTTTAATACATTTACAAATGATTACTCTTATTCGTATTGTGACCATAGTATAGATGCGTTTCAATATTGGATAAAAGATAACCTTCAAAAATTAGGATTAAAACAATAGGGGGATAAAATGGAATTATATAATAATATAGCAAGTGTTTTAAGTAAAAAAGGAATAAATTTAACAGTAGGCAATATATATGACCTTCAACAGATATGGTTGCAATGGTATAGAGGTAGTGTAAATGATTTTCATTATTACACAGCTAAAGTAGCTGGAAAAACAGTACAATGTGAAAGATTAACAATGAATATACCAAAAAAAATATGCGAAGATGTGTCAAAATTGTTATGGACTGAAAAAACAAAGATAGATTTAAGCAATAAAAATGCAACTAAAAGATTATGGGAAGTTTTAGATAGTAAAGAAAATTCATTTACTGTAAACTTTCCTATTTTTTTGGAAAAATGTTTAGCTGTTGGCTCAGGAGTATTAATTGAATATAAAGATAGTAATAATAAAACGATAATAGATTACTTAAATGGTACTGTAATGATACCTTATAAATACACAAATTCATATATACAAGGTTTAATAACTGTTAGTAGATTTGTGGAAGAAAGCAAAAAGAAAAAAGTATTTTACACAACTATTACATATCATGAATATGAAAATGGAGTTTATAGAAAATTAAATGAATTATATAAATCAACAAATGAAACAGAATTAGGAAAAGAAATAGATTTTTCTTCTAAATTTCCAAATGTAGAAGAAAAAGAAGAAATTGAAACAGAAGCACCGAGATTTCAAGTGTATGGAAACAATTTAGCAAATAACTTTGATTTGGAATCTCCAATGGGAATTAGTATATTAGCAAATTCAATTGATAGATTTAAAGCAATTGACATGAAATATGATAGCTTCTTCAAAGAGTTTAAACTAGGAAAGAAAAGAATATTAGTTGATCCATCAGCTATGAAAGGACAAATAACAGCTGATGAAGATGGAAATACTCATCTAGTACAATATTTTGATGCAGACGATGAAGCATATATTGGAATAAATGGTATGGAAGACCAACCAGTAAAAGATATAGATTTTAGCTTAAGAGCTGAAGAGCATATTAATTCAATAAATCAAGAATTAAATTGGTTATCATCTAACATAGGGCTTGGAAGTAACTATTATAAATTTGATGGAACAGGAGTAAAAACAGCAACAGAAGTAATAAGCGAAAACTCAGAAGCATTCAGAACTAAAGTACATTATGACATTATAGTAAACGATGTAATAGATGGTTTAGTTAAAGCAATATGTGATATGGAAGGAATAAAAACAAATAGCATAAATATAATTGCTGATGATTCAATAATAGAAGACAAGAATGCAGAACAAGTTAGAGCAATGCAAGAAGTAAATCAAAAATTAAGAAGTAAAAAATCATATTTGGTGGATATAAAGGGAATGACAGAACAAGAGGCAGATGACGAATTAAAAAAAATACAAGAAGAAGGAATGAGTAATCAAGAAGCCTTTGGATTTACAGAGGAGTGATATAAATGCTAACTTCTCGAGATTTTAAGCAAATAGAAAAACAAGCAAATAAAATATACACTAATTTAGAATTTGAAATAATACAAGAAATAGCAGAAAGAATAGCAAATGTTGGTTATATAAATACTGTTGCTTTTAATGATATAAAAATAGCACAGGAATCAGGAATGTTATATCAAGATATTATTAGTATGGTTGCCAAATATAATAATGCTTCAGTAAGTCAGATAAGAAATATATTTGAAACTGCTGGAGCTAAATCAATTAAAAGTGATGATAAGATTTATAAAGAAGCTGGACTAAATCCAAAAGGATTAAGCAGTTCAATGTTACAACAATTAGAAGCGACTGCAAATAAAACACATAATAATTTGAGTAACTTATGTATGACAACAGCTAACACATCACAGGTACAATTTTATAATGCAATTAATAAAGCGTATTTAGAAACATCAACAGGAGTAAAAAGTTATTCGCAATCAATATTAGATGCAGTAAAAGATATATCAGACCAAGGGGCATATATAGAATATCCATCAGGACAGCATAGAAGTATTGAAGCAGCAACAAGAATGAATATATTAACAGCTGTAAATCAAACATCAGGAAGATTACAATTAATGAGAGCAGAAGAAATGGATTGGGATTTGATGGAACTTTCAGCACATAGTGGGGCAAGGCCTGAACATGCAGAATGGCAAGGAAAAATAGTATCAAGAAGTGGTAAACAAGGATATTTGAGTTTAGATGATATAGGTTATGGAACAGCTACAGGATTTCAAGGAGTAAATTGTAGGCATACATGGTTTCCTTATTATGAAGGTAGCACACTTACATATACAGATGATGAGTTAGAAGACTTAAAGAATGAAACTGTAATATATAATGGCAAACAAATAAACAAATATGATGCAACTCAAATACAAAGAAGATTAGAAAGGAATATAAGACAAAACAAAAAAGATATAGCAATATATCAAGGTATTTTGACATCTAACAATAAAGATGCTAAACTTATGGAAGACACAAAGATTAAATTAGCAAACACACAAATGAAGTTAAAACAAAATAGAAGTATTTTAAATAATTTTGTTGAACAGACAGATTTAGAGAAAGACAGTAATAGGTTAATAATAGCAAAATTATTTAATGCTAAGCTAGGTAATAATAACAAGAATGGAATTGGTGGAACTGGAAAAGGCCAATTTATAGAACAAATAAAAGCAAATCAAATTAAGAATAAACTAAAAGAGTATGAAGAAGAAATACGAAATAAGAAAATAGAATATGCTGTTCTTATAGACAAAAATTTAAATGTATATGCTTATACAGGAGATAA